TCCCTCTCTAGAATAATTTGCTGATACTCAAGAGAGGGACCATACGCTAAGTCAATTAATCAGTAGCAAAATCTTGCCACTCTCTCAAGAGAGTAGAATATCAATAAAGTCACTAGGTAGGTTACAGATCTGAGCATACCCAGCCCATTGACTTTTATGCTCCGGCACTATGTTAGGAACGACCAGGCTCCAAACCATTGCAAAAGATGCTGCCCGTCCTAGACTTGCTTGAGATAGAGCTACTTGCAGGGAGCCTGCAAGTAATGGATTTAAAGGAAGCAATTGCTGATAGAATTGGTTAAAGTCAGTATCTATTAACATTAGCCGGCCAAATTCTACCCAATCAGGAATAGGAAGGGAAGGAGGGATTAGTTCTAATACAAACTCGGCTCCATTCCAGCCCAATTGATAGATAGTTGGGTCATAATCTGGAACTTCAACTGGAAGGTAGCCAGCATCAACTATCTCTTCAAGGGTGTAATTTCCCCCAGTACGGGTGAACCCGTCGCTGAGAAGAATTCTATCGGGTAGTTGCTGAGGGTATTGCCCTCGTAAAGAATACAGAACCATAATTACTCCATATAAGTGTCGGTTTCAGGATTAAAGTTTGTTAGATACCGAGCAGCTTTAGTGACTCTAAAATTGTCCATGTTGGCCCCCCAGCAAAAACTTACAGAAGAATATACCCCAATATTGTAAAAGGTTTGAAGATAATTAGTGGAATTAGCGGCTTGATTGATTAAGGATCCATTTAAGTATAATTTTGCTTGATTAGTTCCAATACCCTCGCGAACATAAGCAACATGGGACCAAGTATTAAGAGGAATTGATGATGTATTGATATTCACCACTCTTAAGGAATTGCTAACAGCAGCTAAAATAACAGTAAAAGTGCTATCACCTGTCCCAAATGATAAAATTCCATTATTAGGGCGAGATGTGGCGGCAAATAACCACATTTCGATAGTAAAATTTCCAGTTCCCAATGCTAGGTTGGGATGATTGATACTTAAATACCCGTTTGTGCCAGGAAATAAGCCAGAAGCAGATCCATATTTACGTTGAGTGGTACTCGTTACTACACCCGTGGTTCCCAATCGCGAAACCGGTAGTAATAGGGGACCACTATCAGTAAATACGGTTCCATTGTTTGCGCCATTGAATCGAAGATCGCAAACAACATTATTAATAAAAGGATCACTGGATTGAATCCAAAGATTTCGCCTTTGTCGATTATAAACGTCAAGGACATTCCAATTCCCTGATCTATTGGCTGCATCCCAATTAGGTTGGGTTCCGATAAAGCCGCCCTCACGCGTCATGTCAAAAACTCCGAACAACTTATTAACATATCCATTACGTTAGGGGCAGAAGCTGAAGCCCTTAATTTCTGATTCGGCTTAATGATAATAGGACTAGAAATAGGAACAAAACTGGACCCAACTGGAATTGGTATCGTAAAGCTAATAAAACACAAAATCGCGTTTTCGCTATTAGTTAGAACCAGGTTTAAGTCGGTTGCCGTCGACGCCCTATTACAACAAAGAATTGAGAAGACAGATACGACTGATACGCCGCTAGGAGGGACGTACACATCCTGAAAGGATGTCGTCAGTCCTGAAAAAGTAGCATTATTTAGTGCCATTTATTATCCTAATCCTATAGCTAGGAGGTACTCGTAAGTAGCCAGAGAGGTAATTTCAGAGCCCCCGCCCTCCTGATTTATAGGATAAGCCGCGCTTCCCGTAGCATCGGCGACATAAATCATGATTCCAGCTCCTACTCTAACAAAATAAACGGCATTGGGAGTTAGAGTAGAGGGGAGGCCTCCTAATACTTTTTCAGGGCGAAAAACTACCATGCAATTGGTCCCTCCCAGCCAATTTTGGGCAAGGCACTATTATAGGTAAAATGTCCATCATCATTTTCTCCTATTTTATTAAGTTGGGTCAAGTTGTTATTGTGAATGTGGCTATTAGATACTGCCGTATCAATAGCGCTAGGGGAGCTAGTAGGCCTTCCCTGAATATTAGCCCATTGTAAAATTAAATCAAGTGATTCAGCTTCGTTTAATTTAATCCAAGAAGTTGTGGAAAATCGGTAGATATAAGTGGCTGCGCCGCTTGCCACAGTGGCATCGCCGGTTGCGTCTAGGACCAGAACCTGAGTATTCTCAGTAGGAGATAAAGCATTTCTTGCTGCTATATCAGCTACAATCGGCATTTCGCCGCTCAGCCCAGAAATTGAGGCATCGATTAATGCCTGAATATCGGCATCTGTCAGCAATCTTTTTAGGGTATTTCCGGCATTATTGCTTACATATATTTCAATATAGTTCGGTTTGCCCTGAGGTGCAACAACAAAAATAGCATTAGGGGCACAAGGTAGCGTGGGGACTGCAGTTAGTTTATAGGGCTTAAAGGTTGTGCTCATATTTTACCAATCTGTAATAATCCATTGTTGTTTTAGGCTATCGAGCCATTCTTGTTCAGTTCCAGTAAAGCCATTGTCCAAGGCTACTTGATAAGCGGATAGCCCAAGAGGGCCCTGTAATTGTCCGCCATTAACCCACTCTATACCCGACCAAGTGTAAAGAATACCTTGAATTAAATAACCATGCCCTATAGTGGGGTTAGTAGGCAGATCACCTACAGAATTAAGATTACCTCTAATTAATAGAGGCGGGCCAGGAAATCCAGGAGGAACATCTTTAAGCACTAATGCACTTAGACGCTGTTCTCCTTGAAGACTACCTATCTTGTCACGTATACCAATAGCACTGGCAGCCTCTGATAGATTACCTCCACCTACGGCAATGAGGTCGCTGGGCGTATCCGTTATTATTAAACTGGTCTGACCCGAATCCGGGATTACTAGAGTAATTGGTGGGCTCATGAGAGACATCGTTGATTATAATTTACACATACAGGATTAGGCAGGCACTAGGCAGGCACGCACAAAATTACCTAATGCTTGGGTACTCTATGACATGAGTGGCAACGTCTGGGAATGGTGTATTGATAAGTGTCTGCGGGGCGGTTCCTGGAACAGCTGTCCTTATTACTGCCGTTCTGAGTTTTGCGACTACAACTTCAGCCTCATCCGCTACGACGATGTCGGTTTTCGGGTAGTTTGTGACAGTTACTAATCAGGTATTTATTAGTTATCAGTGTTCACTTATTATTTAGGAGTAAAAATGAAGATTCGTATTGAAGGTATTTGTGGGTGCAGTAAAGTCGGTATAATTATCGACTCAAAATATATACTGTACGTGGCTTATATTTACGAAGATGTATTGCCTTCGCGACAGTTGGATACGGAAAATCAGTACTATGTAGTTTTTGATCCCACTATTCAACTGCAGCCAATTATAACTACGCTTGAGTTATCACCTGGATTGCATCAATGGAACAGTTAATTTATCAGTTATCAGTTATCAGTTATCATCAACAAATAAATAAAGGTAATTATGTTTCACTTAAGCTTTGCAGAAAAAGATGAGAATGGCAATCCTAAAAATCAGACTACTACTCTTGTGGCTATTATACGCGACAAGAATGGAAAGTGTAAAGAATATTCTCACAATATAAATACAGAAGCTGATGTTACTGAAATTTTTGAATATTACAATCAACAAGACGATTTATTGTATTTTGAGGCTATAGACGTTAAAACTGGTCAAACTATTAAACTAAAGTAACAAATAGACAGAGAAAATTATGTTATCATTTCAAGAGTTTGAAGCCACAATCAAAAAGAACATTCCCTATTATCTTTGGGAATTCGAGCAAACTGCCAATAATAAGGAATATTGGGCAAGAATAAAAAATTCCTAGATAGGGGTACGTTATTTTTGTCGATTAAATAAGTTTATCGTCATTTTGCAAAATAGCGATAAAGACTATGGCAATCAAACAACTATAGTTACAGATATTAATTTTATTCACGATGCTGTCGTGAGCTATGTCCAGTCAGGCTTTTAGAGTAATGATTAAATTCTATCATAAGCATAACTTGACAATCAATACTTGGCTCGGAACCGTGTCAGCTAACAATTATTTAGGAGACTAACTTTGGTTGTGTGGCGGTGTTTTATTGCTATCCTCCGAGTATTAGTTTCAGTTATCAGTTATCAGTTATCAGTAAACCGTAATTATTTAGGAGTAAAAAAATGAAAATGAAAGGTATTCGCATTGAAGGTATCTCTCCAAACATAGGCAAAGTTGCTGTTGTTATCGATTTAAAACACATATTATGTGTTTTAGATACTTATGAAGATATGTTGCCCTGTTCAGCGTTCAAAAGCCTTGAACAATACTATGTGATGTTTTATCCTCAATTAAATCTGCCTCCGATTGTTACAGTGTCTGAGTTGTCACCAGGAATAAAAGAATGGATTGATGAGCAGTTGCGAGTTTGGAGTGATATTCCTGACTAAATATTAGTTATCGGTTATCAGCTATCAGTAAACAAAATAACTTAGGAGTAAAGCAATGACAATGATAGACATAGGACAATTTGCTAAGATTGAGATAAACTGGTACGAAACAAAGTCATATCCGTTTCGATATTCAGAAGGCATTCACTATTTTATCCAAAAGGATCAGGGATGGATAATAGATGAAATCGCTAAATGGGTAAGAGAAGCTCATTTTAAAGAAGACTTTCCCTCAGTTATCGATTGGAAGTTAAAAGTAACTTATCAAAACTCTAAAGATAGGATTCCGTGGGAAAATCCAAGTCATTCAGCTACACTAACCTGCGAGAATCGCCAAAATGCCGCGTTTAAATTTAGCTTTATGACAGTATTTCCAAATACTAATATTGAGTTATATTACGATGGTGGTCGTATAGATGAAGTTGACTTTTGTTTATTTGATATAGCCTACCCTTCTAAAACGGAATTAATGCTTGAAGAAGAATGGGTGTATTTACTTGGCGCCGCATCTTTCTTATTTGGTAGGTAATCAATTACCAGTTATCAGTTAGTAATCCTTAATCAAACAAAAAAATGAAACCTTTGCATAAACTGGGTAAATATCACAATCTAGAGAAGCTAAACAGCATAGCAACCAATTTTTGTTTTACTGATAAGTTTCCTACAAAACATAATTATGTAAACCCTCTCTATAATGAGTACGATTACTCTTATACTTTATGGGCTACTCTGGGAGTAGAATGGCACGTCGACGACATTTATAAAGATAAAAAATACTCAATTATTTTAGTCGTCGAAAGCGCCAATTATGAACTTTACGCATCATCAGTAAATAATAAAAAAATAGAAAAACTCCTAAAAACAGATTGCGACACCACTTTTAGGAGTATGGATGAGCGAATAGATAATCTGTTAGTTCGCAGAAAAAACACTCAAAGGCTAATATTAAAAGCAGGGGATATTTTGCTGTTAGATATTTCATACTACCATAAACTAGAAAATACAAGGAAAACAGAAAACCCTTTTATCTTTATTAGCTTAGACATTAATTTTATCCCAAAGATCAAAGAAGCGGTCAAGGTTGTCAATTATTTTGTTTACGATTTTTTGTAATCACCCTAATGAGTTGGAAAAAATCAATGAGCCAAAAAATTTACTATCACGCACGCACAGAACATCAGATTCCACTGATGTCAAATAAGTTAACAGATACAGTCGGTAATTTAGTTTTTCCTTTTTCTAATAAAGAAGAGCAATTAGAGTTTTTTAGTCAGATGCTTGAAGAGCTATTAACCATATCATCTGTAGCAAGATATACACCAGAAGGTACTGCATTAAATACAATTTTAGCTTTGTTGTCTAAATTAGATTAATGCAAAATTAACAATCAGTTCTTGTAATTAATCAGGAGTAAACCAATGAACATTAAACCTCAACTTAAAGGCAGTATTCGGCTATTTTTAGAAGGTTCAGAAGATGGACTACAGCGCCTAGTAGATTTACATCAATCGGGGGAATTGCAAGCCTTTCTCAATGTTAAATCAGACGATATACCCGAAATTGTCGTCGCAAAAGTCGAGTTCACTACAGATGCAAAAGTTATTGAAAAAGCCGAATTAATTAAGGCAATTCGAGAAGAAACAATTGATAAGACAACTTTACAACAAGTTGATTTAAGTGGGGCTAATCTGTGGGGGGCTTTCTTGAGTGATGCTAACCTGAGTGAGGCTTACCTGAGTGGGGCTAACCTGTGGGGAGCCTTCCTAAAAGAGGCTGATCTGAGTGGGGCTACTCTAACTCAAACTGACCTGAGTGGGGCTTTCCTGAAAGAGGCTGACCTGTGGGGGGCCTTCCTAAGAGAGGCTGACCTGAGTGGGGCTGACCTAAGTGGGGCTACTCTGAGTGGGGCTAACCTGAGAGGGGCTACTCTAAGTGGGGCTACTCTGAGTGGGGCTTTCTTGAGAGAGGCTGACCTGAGTGAGACCATTCTGAGTGGAGCTAATCTGAGTGAGGCTTTTCTGAGAGGGGCCATTCTGAGTGGAGCTAACCTGAGAGGGGTTAATCTGAGTGGGGCTGACCTAAGAGGGGCTATTCTGAGTGGGGCTGACCTAAGTGGGGCTGATGTTGAAAACGCTATCTTTATCGATGCAGCGGGGATCACCTCTGAACAAGAACAGGATTTAATTCAACGAGGGGCAATTCTATTGCGAGAAAAATAACATTTTGGCTGTGGCTATTTCTTGCTTTTTGTAAGACAAATGTGGTTCTTCGGTTTGTCTTATGCAATGGGCGGGGGTTATAAGGAATGAAACCCTTATAGAGAAAGGCATTGCTTCGATTTTGGCCAATTGTTTTCTATCTATAGTGAACTAATCAATTAAGTCTCTTAGCAGATAAAGATTTAGTCGATTTATGCCCCACTATCGAACCATACCAAGTAACAAAAAACCACAAATGTTTTTATTCCTAAGCAATTAAAAACAGATGCTAACTTGTTTATGAAGGCTATCGCTATAGCTTCTAGTTTTGTAGTAGAGGGGGACTATAAAAAAATATACGGAACGTCACATATCTGGGGACTAACTTACAAACCAAATACAACTAAGGAGTAAAAAATGATTAGTTACGGAGCTACAATAGAAATCAAAAGTGTTTATGATAATTTACCTAAATCAACAAAAGATTTTATCGCTGATTTAGTCAATGAAGCAAAACAAAAACCACAGTTTTCAGCATTACTTAAACATTGTTACAACCGTACTATTGCCAATGGGCTAGTTTATGCGTTCGGCATAGTAAAGGAAAATACAGTACTGTATTTTCGTGAAGTTCTCAAAAATCAACTATTGTTAACTATAGTAACATTGTTTCTAAGAGTCGATGTTCTTGACCAGCTTAGAAAGAATACTAATCTTTTTGCGGTAGCTACTGCAATAGCTTCAATTATATTTGTAGAAGGAGAGCTAGATGGTGTATACTTTCTCAGTCTAGAGTATTTTAATCTAGAAAATACTAAGTGTGCACTAAAAGAGTAAACATAATTCAGAATACAGAACATCTCACACTAACTTACAATTCTAATGTACCTAGCTAAAACATTGCAGATATCCAGCATTATATGGCAGACAACAGACTACCAGTTTTTATCATTATACAAACCTACCCCTGAGGAGGGAGGACGCTTTATCCAACTCTGGTTCGAGGATATGGAGCCCCACATTAACTATACGCGGTTACATGCTAGGATGAGTGGTGGTCAGGATAACTCTAATAAATACTACCTAACTAATGTGCTCGAGTTAGGTATAACCGCATGGGGGGCCGACTTCTATAATGATAAAAATTCAGTGGACCAATGGCGTATTCACTACTATAGCCCCACTATACGCCGCCTTGTTGAGAGTATCCCTCTCAATATGCCGGGGGGTAATCTACGCTATTATTGTCAGCTGGCTATGATAGCTAACTCTGAATCCGTTAAAGGAGTATGGGCCCGTCGTACTCAGCATTATCGGCGCGATAGTTATCAGCGCCATAACCATGGTGAGTTTGGTATGACTAAGGAAGAGATACAATTAGTAGTAGAGAATATAGAACCTATACTCGAGACGGGCCTGTTGATAAAGTGGGGCGATTACTATTATTGGCCCGGCGCACGAACGCGACACTTATTGCTTAATAGCAATAAGGAGCTCCACATCACGAGCAGCGACGCTCTCGAAATAGGTAGACTTAAACAAGAGAGTAGACAAAATGCAAGATAACGCGATTGATATCGTGAAGACGTGGGCCTATCAGAATCTAGGCCTAGATTCCAATAATAAATTTATTGTAGTTCATGTCAATCGATCTAGTTACGTAGTAAGCAACAATACTAGAGAAGACCGGCCTGATGATAATGATGACGATATGTACTTCCTATCATATATTCATGGTAATGTAGATGTCTCTATTTTCCTAGCTACTAATGGAGATGTAATTGTCGCTTGTGATAGAATTGATGAAGAGGGCGACCCTTCTTTATTAATCGGCAGTATAACTGATATTATAGATGGTAAGGCTCTCTTCCCTATAAGCCGACTAGATCACCATGACCCCAGAACAAATTCAGAGACTACGCGACAATAATTGGATCCTAGATGACCCCCAGAGCGTATCGGATAGAGAACTCGATTGGATACAAAGCGTATTGGCCCTTCGAGAATATTACGAGGAGACTGGTAGAGAGTTAACCCAGAGCAATATAGACTGGATTAACACCCTCCTCCTCTCTAACTACGGCGAGGGCGTCGTTGATCCGCCTCCCGAGCAGCCCGAGCTGCCTCAGGAACAAACTTAGCGGCCTTGTTAATAACACGTGCCCTCTCCTGCTTAGTTAGAGAGCCGTGGCCCCGCAGTTTAAGAGCACTCAATGCACTGCGCTTATCGAATATAGGGAATCTATCCCCTACTGTACCATACTCGGCCCGCGCTTCTGCCGTTACATTGCCCTTCTTAGTTCTCTTCATATATGTTGTTGACTAGATATGGTTATGCTGACAGATGGGCGGGCCCTAATAGTAAACCTTTACTAATGAATTTATACGATACCATCCAGCGTCTAGTAAAATTAGCTTGTTTAAACCTCTAGATCGTGCTAAAATTAAATTAAGGTGGAGAATTTATGCCGTACATCCAAACTAATCTAAAACTCACTATTAGTCAGTATCATTATTTGCGCGAGCTAACGGCTGGCATGAATAGTGATAGTCGGCGTTTATTCATCCACACGTTTTTGTGTCAGCGCCAAATGCGTGCTAAGTCTGATTACCACGCGTGGAAGGGAGTGCCGTTGCCTCGTAAGAGCTTCATCCACGTCTACTGCAGAAACTATAGCTGGGAGAGCGTAGAGCCGTTCATGACGCGGGCCCCCTACTACGCTAAGGAGGGAATCTGCTTCCGCTACCGTATTCACGAGCACATCATCGATACCTTCATCGAGAAGGGAGAGGATTTACTATTGAGCCCCTCTCGACTACAGGATCAGTGGTTCGTTGATGTAGATGGCCGCCCGCTTCCTAAGCTCAATAGGCCGCTTAGTAGTGCTCCGCCAACACAGGTTGACTTGGGCTATGGCATCGCGTGGCTGATACGACAACGAGATAGGATAGAGCGTACTCGCGATAGCCTGAGTGATGCTGAGCTGGCTAGTAAACGGGCCCGCTACCTTCATAACCTGAACTGCTATCAGGGTATACTCGAGCGCGTGACTAGTATCGACTACACGAAACGTCAGGCAGAGTACTCGCAAGAACTAACCCAACCTCACGAGGGGCTCCGTGTATACGAGAAGGGAGGAGGCCTCCAGGGTGCTAGTAGGAACTTCAGAGAGGTGCTGCTAATATCCAGCCCTGTGATTAACTATGATGTCGTGAAGTGTCACGCGACGATTGCTCATCATGAGATGGAGAAGCTAGGTATTAGTTCCCATCTGGATGAGATGCTATCGGGCCGTGTGAGTTCTCCCGATCCCCTACTATCCGTAGGCACTGTGAAGACAGCCGTGTTAGCAGTAATCAATGGGGCCCGACTCGTTAAGCGTCTCAGTAACCGCTTCACTATACCGCGCCTAGTACTAGAAGAACCGCTCCTAGCTGATAAGGATGTACCCACTAAGGCGCAGGCCCTCGCTAGCTTAGTAGGATACCTCAAGGGCATAGCTACCAGCATAGCGAAGTGGTCTAAACTGATTCCCAAGCATGAAAAGATAGCAGCCATGTCGACCCTGCTACAACGTATAGAGGCAGACAGCCTTCGAGACATCCACGACCTCGCATCCAATAATCAGCACGACGGGGCCCTGATTCATAATTCCATCGACATCAAAGAGGTAGAATCGGGCTACCTACTAGTGCAACCCAAACCCATCTCCACACCAGACCCAGAGGAGTCGGTTACCGTGTGCGGACGCCAAATCGAGATCATACCGTTCAACACCGGATGTGCCAACATCGCGGACATCATCATGGGCGCGGGTACCCGGCTCCAGGCCACAACGGGATACGGTGACTGGGCCCCCACCCCCCATAAGAATACCATTAGTAGATCAGATAATAGCGCTGATACATCGAATCTCAGCGCTGATGATAGTAATTAATACCCATACAAGGGAGGCGTGTGTCTTGATACAGCAATATAACGATGTCCCTATTGAATTCGTTGAAGGTTATGCTAGCGCTGAGAGTATTCTATTAGCTCTCAATCTCCGTTATAAGGACCTAGAGGTAGTTAGTAGTCACAACAAGCTTATGAAGAACTCAACAATGGTGCTAGAACCAGATGGTGTATATCAGCTGGTTCTTATCAATGATGAGATAGACTTCTGGGACTGGTACAGTGATGAAGCCCTGGCTGTTGCTAAGGAGTCGATGTTGCGTATGAGTAATTACATGAAAGCTCGTCGTATCCTCAAGGATATTATGGATGCCCCCGATGCTGTCGATAAGCTGTCCCGCATAGTTAATCAATTAATTGCAGCACGAGAGTATAAGGATGGTATAACTAAAGATGATGCCATACAGACAGTATGGCAGCAGATAGAGAATAAGTTTAAGGAGCGCTACCATTCTCCTCTTACAGTAACATTCTCTGATACACACGTCGATATAAAGTCTGGGGTTATATACGTCGATACAAAGTCTGAGATTATGCACGAGGCCGCATTAACAGTATGCTACGAGATAGCAGGAGAATATATTGCTTGAGACTGTATTGGCGCTGCCCGCCATTAGACAAGACAGAACAGCACTACCCTTCGTCTTCCCAGAGTTATCCCTCTATACTCTCCTGAGTATAGAAGATGTCATTCCTAACATCACCATAAATGTAGTGGCTACTAGTCCGTGGGCCCAGGGCACACACTATAGCACTATGTATTGGACTGTTCTAGTAGTGCGCTACCAGAACAGTCCCTTCTTAGTAGTGGGCCGCCGTTATGTAACAGATGGGCTTAACTCTAACGAAACGGCCCTCCGCTACGTAGTAGACCAGAACCTCTATCGTACGGCTATTAACTACGCACTGCAGCAGGAGACAGAGGAGGTAGTCTTTACTAATAAGGAGCGGCCTCTCGATAAAGAGAAGGCCCAGGCCTTTCATCGCGTAGGTGGTGAGATACGCTTTATAGAGGCTGATGCCCTCAGCTGCACCATTGAAGACATCAATACATTACTTGACATATTATTATGAAACATCAAAATACGCAATCAAAGAAGGTTCCAATCTCAGTTAATCCAGATTCAGTTAAACCGTTGCAAAAGTTAGAATTGTTATCATTTAACTTTGAGGTGGTGGGAGTAAATGAGAAGGGTGAACAAATTAACAAAGAGTCAAAACAGTCCCAATATTTCAGCCAAGATTTGGGCAACGACATAACCTTAGAAATGGTTGCCATCCCAGAGGGAACTTTCCTGATGGGTTCACCACAAGACGAAAAAGATAGTTACGATGATGAACGTCCTCAACATGAGGTTAACGTCCGCCCCTTTTTCATGGGCAAGTATCCCATCACCCAGACACAGTGGAGAGCAGTTGCCTCTCGCAAGGATTTGAAAGTAGAAAAAGACCTTGATCCTGATCCCTCCCACTTTAAAGATAGGGAAGGATCATACGCGCGCCGGGATAGACCCGTAGAACAAGTCAACTGGTACGATGCCGTCGAGTTCTGCGCGAGATTATCGAAACTAACAGGAGGGGAATACCGACTACCGAGTGAGGCAGAATGGGAATACGCCTGTAGAGCGGGGACAACAACCGCCTTTCACTTTGGGGAAACCATTACGGGGGAATTGGCTAACTATGATGCCAACAAAACCTACGCTGATGAACCCAAAGGAGAATATCAAAACGAAACAACTCCCGTGGGACAATTTCCACCCAATGCCTTTGGTTTGTATGATATGCACGGCAATGTCTGGGAATGGTGCGCCGATACCTGGCACGATAACTACGGTGCGCCAACGGATGGCAGTGCCTGGATAGAAAATGGGGATCATAATTGTTCTCCTCGGCGGGGCGGTTCTTGGTTCAGCTATTCCCGTCGCTGCCGTTCTGCTTACCGCAGCAATAGCGACAGCCGCGACAGCCTCAACAGCAGCCTCGGTTTTCGGGTGGTGTGCGGTGCTGGGAGGACTCTGTAGCAAAAAGGAATTCAACTTAGTGCTAGCAGACTTGCAAAAATTAGGTGGCCGATGCCCTCAGCTGCGCCACTGATACTTGATTTGTTAGATATGCAAACTGTGATTAAAGCCATGCAAGAAATATACCATAGGTACCCAGATATAGAGCCTCGTATTAAGAAGAGCGACTATGCTATGTTATCTTATATATTGTGTGTAATTATGTACAATGTAGATGATGTTCCTAGACATATTGGTAACTATCTAAGGAGTTTACGTTATACAGCAGATTGACCAATTATTTACTTTGAATGTAGGGGTTATATATACGTTTAATATTGCAAGTGAACTATTCGCTTTGCGTTCTTATATATGCCTGTCTATATCATATAACCTCTAGCAATCAATGATTAAGTCGACCTTCAATCCGTTAGCTTAATCATTGATTGCTAGAGGTTAACTGTGCAGTCAGCCGGGGGGCGTTAGTCAAATTAATATTAACCTCACTATCAAACAACTTTCTATGGTACACAAGATTAATCACACAATTGGAGTATAGCCATGATTAACATGAAGGCTCACACCGTATATATGGTCGTGAGGCCATATTCACAAAAGAAGAAGATATTAATGAGGGCCGCTCAGGAAGTAGGGGCCCTTTATGTAGAGAGCCCTCATCTACTAGAGAATACGATATCGTATCCTAGCTCTCTCTCAGCGCACCACGTGCTAGTAGAAATTAAGAATCAAGAAGAGGCCGATCAGGTTATAATGATGGCGGGCTGCCATCACTACGGCGTAGGAGAAATACTATTCAATGCCGAGAGCAGCGTAGGAGCTGAGCTCAGCCATCTTATAGAACGGCAAGAAGATATAGCGCTTAGTGTAGAGCAAGTGCCTCACTACATTATGAATGATGAGGCCCTAGTAGTAGGGGACATTCATGGTTGTTATGGCCATCTGCGTGCGCTACTTAGAAAGGCGGGCTTCTTATTTGCAGGGGATGAGATTACTTATTACCCCATGCAATTAGTGCTCAACGGAGACCTAGTGAATAAGGGCCCCAGCTCTGCTGACGTTATTAGATTCGTGTACTCTAACCTAGGTCACCCTGACTTCAAGGTCGTACTAGGTAATCACGAGCTCTATATTATGCAGCACATAGATGATGAGAAGCCTAATAGGCGCTACTTCGATTATCTCACTACAATTAGGGCTAATCGCATGCAGCGTAATATGTTCAATGAGATATATAGGGAGAGTGTGCCCTACCTTGTATCCCGTAGTCGCACCTCTGCTGTTCACCATTCTCCTTGCGACTATAAGTATGTGGGTAAGTCTGACCCTATCTCTATACAGAGACAGATTCACCTACCTAGTATTCGAGGTCAGGCCGATAAGCAGAATACCAGCGTAGATGAAATACTATATCCGTACTTCAATGGCCAGCCGAACTGGCCATTAGTTGTTAATGGTCATGTCACTACTAAGCATCCGCTACTAATTAATAATCGCGCCATGATTGATACAGGTGCCTTCCTAGGCTGTTATCTAACAGCAGCTCATGTCATGGGCTCTACTTGTCAATTCATATCTACAGAGAGTGTGAACTCCGCGCGTAATACTATGCGCCTTAATCCCATTGCGTCTGCAATACAGGATGCAAGTAGCGTTAGAAGAAACGTGCCTCATTTGGTTAAGGCTTCAGCCTAGTCGCGTACGTTGTTACCGATAACCCCGCACGGAACGCGGGGTTATTAACTTATTGTGCAACATTTAACCTTCTTAAACTTATCCATTACCGAGTAAATATATATTAGGTATGGCATCACCAGTAATGGTGAAGGCCATTGCCTGCAAAGCACAAAGCATATGAATAATCAAACACCTATCGAGAGTTTCTCTTTAGCGAATATTAAATTTGACTATAATGCAGAACCAATCTGGGAATTAGCGGCTCGACTTTCTGCTAAAATTTCCAATGAAGAATGGGCAAAACTACCAAAAGATTTAGCCCAAAACTTTGATCATTATCAACAACAACAGGATCAAAAATGAGATGCACCCAGACTCAATTATCTACCTTTAACTTTAACAACCAAGAAATCCGCGTTATAATCATTGATAATGAGCCTTGGTTTATAGCAGCCGACGTTTGCGCTGTTCTCGAACACACTAATACGTCAGTAGCTCTACTTCGGTTAAAGGTGTATGAAAAACAATTAGTTGACCCTAAACAATACTTAGGGTCAGTCTCAAATCAATATATATCAGCCATTTCAGAATCTGGCTTATATAGATTAGTACTCAGCAGCCGCAAACCACAGGCAGAGTTATTTCAAGACTGGGTAGTACAAGAAGTACTACCTACCATTCGCAAGACTGGTCGCTATTCTGTTAGTGACTTCAAGATACCTACTACTTATGGTGAGGCCTTACTTGAAGCGGGGCGCCTGGCCTTAGAATTAGAACAAACTAATATCACCTTAGAACAAGTTAATGCTACATTAGAAGAGCAAGCCCCACTAATTAAATTAGCAGAGACGTTGACAGTCAGCGACGCCGATGCTGTCCTAATAGGAGATTTGGCTAAAGCTTATGGCGTAGGTCGTACAACGTTCTTCGATATGTTGCGTGACATTCGCTTTATTATGATGATGCCAAGTCGGCTACCCTATCAGCGACATGTATTAGCTGCCAGAGCAGAGGTGTTCCGCAAAGAGCGCCCCCATCAACCTGGTATCTTTGATAGCGTTACTGTTATAACGGCTAAAGGTCAGTTATACATAGCGAAGAAGTTAAAGCAACTAGAATCACAACTAGAAGCGGCATATGAGCTTGTAGAATAGTATTGTTCCCGTAAACCACAATTACAACTTATTGACTATGACTATTATGAATCTCATCAATTATCTATTGGAAAAACTCGGCAAGGTGCAGTTCCGTACACTGCTTGTAACTATCGGCCTGTTATTAGTCTATAGTCTGGCGGTTATTGTTGGCCGCCTTGTTTACGCAGCGGGGGTGTTGGGCCTCGGCGATGTACTCTGTGTGTTGGGCCTGTGGCACGCGTGGCGGGCTATCGCAGACCTCGTATCACCAATTACTCAATTAGTTAGTCCACCGACTAATCCATCAACCTCTAATTCCAAAACTGAAGGATTAGGCTTGGTTCGGCTAATAGACCTAGTTAATAATCCATCAACTTCTATTAATTCCAAAACTGAAGGACTAGGCGATAAGTAACAACTGGCTCGGCACTTAGTGAGCCTAATTAGGAAGTCGCCCACATAATGTCATGCTCACAGTCATAGTAATTTACTTAGGTAGGGGGCACAATTATTTGTATGATAGGTTAGCGATTAGCTTACACGAGTGTTGGGCTGACATGAAGCCCAACCTACGCTTATCCTATATTTAATTCTGGCCACCTACTTAATTACATCAAATAGATTGTTATGCCTAAGTTTAATTCAGATACAGCGTCTAGTATGGGGCGCCGCGGCGGTGAGAAGACAGCTCAGAATAAGGAGCATATGAGAGAGATAGGTCGTCGAGGTGGGCTGAAGGCCCAACAGCGGCTCGCTGAGAAGAAACAGCAACGTTTATTAGATAGCGAGTAGATTATAGGTCACTATATTAACTATATCATTCACCTGCGTGGTATCCATAGCTGTACCCCCCTCCCCTATGAAGTGGACGCTAATGAGAGCTATAGGGCTATCATCATCTAATAGTAGTTGTTGGTATAGATGTCGCACTCCTATTATATCTAGATGGGCCCGCTGCTTAAAGCTAAGTAGTATAGAGTTAGCATCAGTCTTCATGAAGGATCGGGTACTAGCGTGTTGCACTAGAGTAGGTAGGTCATAGCAATGGTCGCTAATTAATACCTGTCTATAGAGATTAGCTATACTGCTAATCCCGGGGGCCAGACTCTCATGAGTACACGTCATCTTGAGGAACTTAAGACCAGATATACTGCGACCAGGATTATGGAACTGGTGGAGTAAGACTCTATCGGCCGCCGTTGTAATACGTATCTGGTTGAGTAGATCAAGGATATAAATGTCTTTATCTATAGTGCTAACATGGCGTATCAGATCTTGTATAGCGTACCTGCGCTCTATCTGATTGCGGAATATCCATCGCCCAATAAAGATTATAATAAATAGAGTCAGACTAAACGTGTTCTGCCATAGGAAATCAGTGACCTGCGGCAGAGCTTCCTTAACCAGAGTGTGCGGAGCTAAATGAATAGTGTAGGCCTTATCATTCTGTGGTACATTCATGTTTGATGGGGCATTCCTCAGGCCTTTAAGTACATCCTTAAGTTAGTGTTTAGGTGCTTCTAGTTTTATATTTATTCACGAGGACTTTGTAGGTGAATTATAATTATGATAATCGATTAGGGCTTGCTTGTATTACTGATACTGAGCGCAATATTAAGGTCCTCACCCCTGTGGCCCGTCCGGGGCAGAGGTATGAGGCCACTATAGCCTATACTATGGCACGATATTCTCGCAGCGCTGAGTCAGTAGAGAACCTACTCGATGAGGCGCGGGGAGTAGATGCGGATAAACGTCTTCATAATATATTCTATAATTATGGTCACGGTAGTGTACAGGGCCTGGCCACGTTATCAGTGTGCTTTGAAGGTATTCCCCTATGGTTTGCCTTCTATCTGTTCAATACTATGCCTCTAGGAGCAGGGCAGGAACGCAGTACTCGTTATCAGAAGATGGGCGATTACTATAGGGTCGGTGATGAGTCTTATGACGAGTCAATGGACTATCTATTTAGCGCATATGAGGAACTCTATGAGCCCACTCGAGAGGTATTGGCCCGCGCTTACAGCGTAGACATGAGCGATAAACGCCAGGTACAGGCGCTGGATGCCCGTACGCTGGACTGTACGCGTTATCTATTACCTATGGGAGCCCGCACTAGTCTGGGTATCACATCGGATGCCGAGACGTGGAGTCGATTCATCAGTGATCTACTGAGTAATCAATTTAACTCGGGGCCCGATGAGTTATACAGTACTATAGGGCACATGCTGAAGCAGCTACTGGGTGGTTGTCCTGAGCTAGAGGCCCAGGGCTACGTAGCAGGCGCCCCTGGGCTCATACGTCACGCAGAGGCCCGGCATGACCTAAGCGCTAGTCTAGTCAATATGGCGCGAGCGGCTCAGTCACCCTTCATTGCTAGTATAGATGGCGAGTATTATAGCTCGAAGCTAGTAATTGTACAGGAGCCAGACTGCGATATCATTGGTAACCTAGCTCTATTACTCCAGAATGATGTGTATCGGCCGGGCCTAGTCCTATCTACTAGTATAAGACGACTAGCTACGCTGCAAGAGGAGCTGACTAAGTGGCGGCATTACGATAGATTACCTACTCAGTTCAATGCACCGCATATGTACATGAGTGGTTATATGGATGTAGGTGCGGCCCGCGACTTCAATCGTCACCGCAGTATATGGCGGTACTTTCCTGCTCTATCTAATGTAGAGCTATTACGGGGAGATACTGGTTATACTCTACCACTCTATGTAGAGCACCTCTCTATAGCTGAGCGTTATAAGGAGGTGCTGGATAAATATTACGAGACACTAAATGGCCCCGCTATACAGTACCGTATACCACTAGCCCATAATATACGATACTGTATAGGTGGTTCTCATAAGCATATGGCCTATGTATGCCAGCTTCGCTCTCGAGTAGGGGGGCATATCAACTATCGTGTGATAGCTAATGAGTGGGCCAATAGTATAGCTGACGTTAATCCACTATTCGACCTCACCCACATCATACGTGTAGTCGAGAATGGTCGAGATGAGTTCCTGAGTCGTTAGGCCGCGCGTATTAGGAATACGACAGCCATGAATGGAGGCATGTTATTGTGTGCCTGATTGCCCCCACTTCCCTGTATACTGACATTAGATGCAGCAGCATTAATTCCAATGTTAGCATTAGACCGGAGTACTCGAATGTTAATCTCAGTCTCACTAGTCTGACGAGTTCCTGTGCTGCGGTCCTCACCGCTACCACTCTTAGGTTGACGTGTTACTTCTCCGCTACCTACTGTATGGGTTAGGAAATCGTGCCGGTGTCTATGGGTTTCCGTATTATGCTCGTGGCCATTATCGTTGATTGAATGATTGTGCCCAGGGTCATTAACTCCGTGACCGTGAAGGGGCATCTGGTTAACGTTGAGAGTAACATTCTCCTCACCACTCATCCATCCCTGAGTCCGACCATTACCTATCATTAAGGGGAAGCGGGCCTGCATATTAGGGAGGTTGAAGGTAGTAGAACCATTACCATTACCGTATCCAGTACCTATCACCGAGAATAGCGCTGAGTATTGTGTCCTGCTGATCTCCCGCCCATCCAGTGGTATCCAATTAGTAGGGTAGTTCCATCCCGCCCACATGATTATAGAACCTACTGGAGGGCCCGCCTGACTGAAGCTATCTGATATGGCCTGGTTAACCCAGTCTACTCGAGCTATACTGTCAGTAGCAGGGGGCCATACAGTGCGGGGGTTGCCCGTTAGGAAAGGACTATCTATATTAGCCTTAGTATTCGATAGACTAGTTACTTGTGTCTGTAGACTACCTACAGTATTCTGTAATGCTACTATCTTGGGTATCTCTAGGTCAAGCTTGTCGTCTAAAGCGTTAATCGTAGCATTGATGGTGGCTATCTGAGCAGTTAGTTGGTTACTCAATGTAGTAAATTGAGTCTGTAAACCACTGATAGCAGTTGTGTTAGTATCGCAGCATGTCTGTAGGTTCTGAATTATAGTTAACTCACCTACGGCAGCAGCTAGGTTATTAATTAGATCATTGACTAACTGCTGTATGTTATTGATGATCTGCTGTAATTCACCATCGCCGAATAAGTCGTCGCGTAATTCCTCTAGTTCATTCTCTAGAGTGGCTATATCAGCCAGCATGTCAGCAATAAATGCAAACGCCCGCACTGTGTCAGATAGGTCGTATATAGTATTGGCTGCCTGTGTTCCCGTATGATTGGCGCGATTAGCAGCCTCTAGAAAGTTATTGTCGAGTTCAGCACAAGTAAGGGGACTTCCCTTACTCACCGATAGTATAATTGGCATAGAATTGTAGCTAGTGGTTAATTTGGTTATACTATCGGTGTATGGCGTACTGTAAGCATTAGAAAGGAGATATCAGTGAGTAGCGAAATGTGGCATATGGATATAGCAAATCCCTATCAGGTGCCAATTACTATATATAGTGATTGGCACCACCTAAATGATATAGTCCTTAGGCCTAATAGTGGCCTAAGGACTAACTACGAGATAGAGGACGGATACGAGTTATATGTTAGTCGGCTCTATCGAGTTAAGCCTAATGAGGCGCCTAGATTGTACGTTGGATACCGCATAAAGGATTAAATTAATGCATTATACAGTTGAATTTAGTGGTACACGTGGTAGATTGTATACACAGCTCTCTGCTAGTTACACATTTGCAGATACCACGCTGCCCCGCACCATTACTCTAACCCTAAGCCCCGGCGCAGAAGTATCGATTGATCTAATCGATATTACTGCGCTACAGGTAATAGGTCTCTCGTGTGAGACAGGTTCTGTTAATCTCACTGTTATCAATAATGGTAGCACTATTATTAATCTACCAAAAGTAGTAGCTGGCTCCTATCACTTTAATAACGTAGATATAGTCGATGCTAGGATACAACTAGTAGCCGTAGGCACTGCACCCGTACCGCTACAGTTAGTATACGCCGGCGTGGCATGACCTGTCCACTAGAGTGGCAGCAGGCCTGTCGTAATCTGGATATAGCATGTCATAAATGTAGAGCTGAGATAGGAGAGGGTGAGCTGGCCTATTTACCACTGGCTGGTAGCCCCTCTATTAAGAGCCACCCCGCATATAAGAAGCCCCCTCTGCCCCCTCGCAAGCAGACTAACACTGCATCGCAGCAGAATAACACTGCATCGAAGATAGGACGCGCTACTGAGAGACGCGTGTTACGGAATCTAGGTGCAAGAGCAACAGTGGCCAGTGGAGCCATCTTCGGAGACGGGGATGGCTCTCTTGTTATAGATGGGGAGACCTGGCGTATAGAGCATAAGACGCGAGTGGCCCGACGTAATACACTAGGCCCTACTGAAGATGAGTGGGCTACTGCTCAGGCGCAGGGGTGCCGCCTATTCATCACTACTCATAATAATCGAAGTGTCGTCACTATGGATATAGCTGATCTCAAGAGCCTAGTCGTATTGCCACCCGAGTTTACGGAGGGCGTTAACGAAGAAGCGGGGGGCCCAGCTCACTCGAGCGATGCCGAAGTCACGGGGCAGCTCGAGTAGCACATTCACTGCGTCCACCTGTAGACCGAGTGTAGCGAAGGTGCGTTCGATGCTCAACTTAACAATACTTACAAAGTACGCGATGGGGTTCTTAACGAGACGTCCTTGCCGGTTGAATGGAATAGTCTTACCGTGTAGTACACGGCTACCGCACTCACTACGGATTGCTTGAGCCACAAGGCAATTCTCCATCGGCGAGACTCATTCCTAGTAGTCTTTTTTCTACTTAAACATCCCCAAAAGTCGCTAAGTGTGTTACACTATAGTCAGATACAAACTTTTAACCACAAATGAAGTATGTCACACCGAAAGAGGCCGCCCAAAACCTCGGGGTCAGCGTCTCCTCCCTCAGAAGGTGGGAAGCTGAAGGAAAAGTCAAAAGCATCCGAACACCCGGAGGGCAACGCCGTTACTGCATTGAAGAGTACGAGTCGGAAGGTAAGTCCATTGTCTGTTACGCAAGGGTTTCCACCCACGGACAAAAAGACGACCTCGAAAGACAAGCTGAATTTCTACGCTCAAAGTATCCTCGGGCTGAAATTATCACAGAAATTGGAAGCGGACTCAATTTTAAACGGAAGCGGTTCCTCTCTATTTTGGAGCGAATATATCAAAGAGATGTCGGCTTGCTTGCCGTTGCCTACCCTGACAGACTCGCTCGATTTGGGTTCCCACTTATTGAGTGGATTTGTCAGCAGAGTGAGTGCAAACTCGTGGTTCTCAATGAATCTAAACTCTCTCCCCACGAAGAACTCGTTCAAGATATTCTGTCCATCCTCCACTGTTTCTCTACTAGGCTTTACGGATTGCGAAAATACCAAAAGCAAACCGAAAAAGCCCTTCAAGAAGAATCCCCGCAACAAGTCGAAGAAGGAAAAACCCAACAGTGTCTTGAAGATCAGGGTCTTTCCATCTAGGGAGTTGCATCAAGTCTGGAAACAATGGTTGGCAGCTTATCGATGGATCTACAACCAAACGATTAATTTACTTTGCCAAGGTGCCAAACCTAATATCTATGATATGCAAGCCGAGCTTCGGGATTTAGCCAAGCCCGAATGGGTTAAAACCTTACCCGGACACCAGTTACAAGAAGCCGTTGCGGATGCTTGTGACGCGCATCGACAGGCTATTGCTAACAAGGGTTCCGCTCACTTAAAGTCATGCCGAGCAACGTCGCAAGTCATCAAATTCAAGGCGGGAAATTTCAAAAAGGGGACGTGGTATCCTTTACTTACCAAAGGATTATCTTTTACGTCCCCCCAAGAAATTCCTTCTCATTGCGATTATGGCACTCAGTTGGTTTACACTCGGCGGCAATGGTTTGCCTGCTTTCCTGTGTTAAAACCAATTGAGTTGACCAGTGAAAATCGAGTTATTGCTCTAGACCCAGGAGTAAGAACCTTTTTAACTGGTTATGACGGAGAAACTGTTTTAGAAGTTGGCGGGAAAGACATCGGAGCAATACATCGTCTTTGCCTGCATCTCGACCAACTCTGCTCTCGGATTAGCACGTCTAAATCAAAACGTCAGCGTTACAAAATGCGTCGGGCCGCTAGTCAGCTTCGGGGTCGGATTAAAAACTTAATCAAAGACCTTCACGCTAAAACTGCGTCGTTTTTGGTTCAGCATTACAAGCTTATCTTTTTGCCCACTTTTGAGACGGGCCAAATGGTCTCAAAATCCACCCGGAAGCTCAACAAGAAGTCGGCACGGAATCTCCTAACATGGAGTCACTACCGATTCGCTCAACACTTACAGCAAACAGCAGATAGGCATGGTGTTTTAGTGATTCGTTGCAACGAGTCCTATACATCCAAAACCTGTCCCGAGTGCGGGCATATTCACGAAAAACTGGGTGGTTCCAAGGTCTTTAAGTGTCCTCATTGTGGATATCAAGCGCCACGAGATTGGCACGGCGCACGAAATATTATGTTTCGTGCTTTGCAGGCAACAGCCGTTATCTTTCGAGATGATGCCGTACTTTTTCAAGGTTTGAGTAGCGATACTCAACTTTGTTTAGGTTAAATGTTGCAAGTGGAAACTATAACAACGGGGGTGGACCCCGTATTTTTATGATTACTACAATTGATTTCCGTGATATCCAGGCTGCATGCGTTAAACAGCTAGACA